GGTGGCACGTTTGATGGTTCAATTACATTAGCAGGTGGTGTGTCAGGTGATTTAGATGTAGACAGTAAAACACTTTTTGTAGATGCGAGTGAGAACAAAGTTGGAGTGGGTGGTGAAACTTCACTGTTAGGTACACTTCATGTAAGAACTAGTGATGCTAGTTTAACTACAGTAAATGCAAATGCTGATGACTTGATTATAGAAAACAATGGAAATTGTGGTATTTCTATTTGTTCATCCACTAGTGGTGAAGGTAATCTTAATTTTATAGATAGTGGTGATACTAATGTAGGTAGAATACAGTATAGTCATGCTAATAATACTTTAAGTTTTCGTGCTAATGATAATGTAGCAATAACTATTGATTCTACAGGTGCTGTAACTAAACCATTGCAACCTGCTTTTTCAGTACATAAAAATGGAAATCATCAAGAT